TGAAATGTAGTTTTCGGCGTTAGTGATGTGGTCTTGAATCCAAGCAGGAATATCTTTTTCCATCTCACCCATTTTTTGTTTCAATTCAGTAGCGTACTTGATAATTGAATCTAATGAGTTTTGAGCCATAGAAACTTCGTGGTCTTGTTCTTCGTTTACTGATTCTTGAAATTGTTGAATCATTTTCTTTTGGAGAGGGTTGCCTGGCTTTCCAGCTACTGCGGTCACAAAATCCATTCTATCTGAAAGTTTACCTTTTTTAACATATTGGAAAACTTTTTCAATATCCAAGTTGTGAGTATCTACAAACTTTTGGATTGCGTCTTTATTCATACCAGTTAAACCGCCAATTTCCATTGCGGTTCTACTTGCGTTTTCTTTTAACAATGATTTCAATTTCATTTGATATCTCCAAAATCACACTCACAATACCCACCCACTTCGCAGATGATTTCTCTCATAAGTGTATTAACCTTATTATAATTATTTGGTTTTCTTACAACACCCTCTTTAATAACCCCCTCGTTTGTGGGTCTCATAAAAGCACCTTGAGTTGATGGATTGGATACAAAGTCCCAACAAATCAATTCAAAGTCGTTTTCAACTGCAACAGTGTCTTCACCAAGTTGACTTACTGAACCCATACCTCTTGAAGAGATACCAACCGTACACTCAGCCTTGATAAGTTCTTGTAAAATTCTACCAGCAGGAGTGTTTAAGATTTCAACTGCACCGACAACATCATTACCATCCCACCATACATCACGAACAATATGTGATGTGTTCTTCAATTCAATTACTGATGATTCAGGGTGGTCAAGTTCACCATATGCTCGGTTTTCTTTGATTTCACGACCTTTGTATTTTTCAATTTCTCTTTCAAGAATATTTTTTGGATACACTCTACCATTTTGGTTTTTAGCATTTGCTCTCTGCAATACACCAGTTACCAAAAATCTTCCGTGGCGGTCTTGCGACTCCTTTAAGATTTGGGGTGTGATTTGGAATACAGTAGTATCAACTAATAATTGCTTCATTATTTTTCCCAGATTTGTTTTTTGCGGTAGAGGTCAAGAAAAACTTTAGCCAACTCTTTACGAATTAGCAATCTGATTTGAGAGATGTCATCAATCTCTAATGATTCGTTCACTTTTTTCTTTTCACATCCGCAAGACATATTACGCCCCTAATTCTTTAATCTTACGAGAAATCTTTAACATTCTCTCGGAAATTTTACCAAATCTTACTTTAGTAGATTCCCAATACTGACCTTGGTCTACACCCATTTCAGTTTTAAGTTTGGTATTTTGGTTTACCAATTGTTCTACTTCGTAAAGTTTACGGTTGATTTCTTTGATAGCTAAATTTACTTTTCTTTTAGCAGAAGCGGTCTCATCTTTTTTATAAGCACGATATGTAGCTTCAATCAGACCCTCTAATTGAGAATCTAATTTTGAAAGTGATTCAAAGTGTTGCTTTGACTTTGCTGATTTTTTGTATCCCAATACTTCAATATGGTCGTTATCCATATCATCTTCACTTTTAGCAAAAGCGTGTGGTGTTTTGGGGGGACCAGCACCACCATCAAGGTTTGCGGTCACATTTGCTTCATCTAACTCTTCCTCTTCTTGGAGTTCAAGTTGATTGAATTTATCTTCAAGTTCTTTTAACAAGTATCTACTCATTTCAATTTCCTCACCTCTTGTAGCAATTCGTGGTATCTTAATAAAGAAAGAACTTGCGTTTCGCTGATTACTTTTGATGTCACAATACTATCCATCAAATTGATAGTTTCGTTTAACTTGATTGAAACAACCTTGTCAGAAACTTTTAATTTACCAAATTGAGTTTTTAGTTTTTTAACTTCAGATACAACATACTTTCTTAACTTTTCTGAATTGTCAATATTGTTGATGTATGTTCTCAAAATAGTCTTTTGTTCGGTTGTAAGACCTGTGTACTTTTCATTAAATGAATCTACCAAGAATTTATAAGCAAGTAATCTAACTTCTTTTGGTTGACTTGTATAATCTTCATTTAATTTTTCTTCTACCAATTGTTCTTTTTTGGTAATGATATTTTCAAAGATGGTGTTCTTACACTCAACCCACTCCTTTGGAGATGTTTCTTGTTTAAACTCAAACAACTTGTAGGTTGACGCCAGTTCTTTGTAATTTGTGACACGGTATTTAAAAAAGTCATCAATTTTATAAGATTCTTTGATTGACTTAATTAAATTATATTTTTGTCTACGAAGAATACTCTCGTTTAATTTTTCTCTTTGCTCTAAAATAATATTAACAAATTCTTGAGCTTTATATTGAGTATCAAATGTTTCTTTCTGAAGCGTCTGATAAAGATTTAACTCTTTAGTTAGTTCGGTCCCTTTTTTGAAATGGGATTTGATAATTTCAAGCGCCAGTGAGTTTTTGCCAGCTAATGTGTCAGCAGCAATTTGTCTCACGAGCAACTCAAATAAAATACCCGTATTCTTGAACTTACTGTGTTTTAATTTACCCATTTCAAACCTTTTATTTGACTTTCTACTAAATAAATATCATATTGTAGGTTAAATCGTATCATCTAATAATTGAGATTCATCCAATAACCTTGGTTCTTCAGTTTTAGACTCTGGTTTCAACGACTCCACAATCATAGCTTTAGTTTTAACCTTCATTTTAGTCAGAGAAGATTTTAGTGCGGATTGAGATTCAACCGCCATCGGGCTCTTTCTAAATGTATGATATGCATTATCAGCTTTTACATCAGTTTGCTTACCAAGTGGGTCTCTACCCATATTTGCTTGGTCGGTTCCGTAGGTTCCACTTTCAGTTGGTCTTCCTGCACCCTCAAAACCACCTTCAGGTGCGCCACCTTCTTCTTCAGCAGGTTGTTGTGCAATCACAGCAAGGTCGTGTGGTGTACCAAACGATTCGCCCGTTTTAGCCGGGTCATTACCTTCGTTTGTAATTTGTTCTTGTCTGAATCCTAACTTGAGGTCATCAATAACTTTTTCTTGTTCTAATTTCCACTCATCATCAGACATATTGAAGATGTTCTTGTAAATCCACTCTTGTGAAATCATCTTCAAGTCTTTTAAGTCACGAGTCAATGATGTTTTTTCAGAAAGTAAAGCAACTTTCTCTTGTTCGTAGATGATAGATGGGTTGGTAAGTTCTAACTCAAAGTTTACAAGGTCTTCGTTTTCGTATCCTTGTGAGTATAAGTGAACGATTGCAATTTTCGTTAATTCTGAAAGAACAATCTTTTGGATTCTTTCAACAGTTCTTGCAAATCGAATGTCTTGTTGAGCAAGTGTAGCTTTACCTTCAACACCTTCTTCGTATCCGATAAACGCCTTTGGAACTTTCAAAGCCGCCATCATTCTATTCTTCAAGTATTCGATGTCATCAATACCACCGAACTCCATACCACTTAAAGAATCAATTTCAGTTCCACTTTGACCACCACGAACAGGCAAGAAGTAATCTTCCAACATATTCATCATATTGAACTTGAGGTTGTAATCACCTGTGTTCGGGTCGATGTATGGAACCTTCTTCATTCCATCAATGATGTTTCTCATATGTTGGTCTACCTCTTGTGGTGGAATGTTACCAACATCAATTTTAAAGATTCTCTTTTCAGGAGCTCTCATAATGCGGTGAATCATCATCGCATCTTCCATAAGAGTTAATTGCTTCCAAGTTTTTCTAGCACCCTCTAACAACGAAGCACCATATGGTAAAAAGTTGGTGTCGGTCATCAGTCTGAAGTGAGCAATCTGATAGAATGGGAAGTATGTGTTTTTGTCTTTACCATATGAGAAATTGGTAGAAGAACTCATACTTGATAATTTGAATCTTACCTCATAAGGGTTTTCAGCATTAAATCCTTCTTCACGTTCAAGTTCGTATGCTGAAATTGGTTGTACGTTTACAATACCCACACCCTCTTCGATGTCTAAATACAAATAATAATCACCATATTTGTTCATACCACGAATCCAAGCCCAAAGGTTGAATTCGATGTTTAAGATATCATAAAAAAGGTTGTGAAGAATCTTCTTTAAGTTTTCATCAGAAGATTTGATACGGATTACATCACCCATATCGTTTTTAAGAGTTGTTTCATCCGAATAAATGTCCAAAATGGAGTGGATGATTGAGTCTTTGTCCATCGCCTCATAGTCGGTGTATAATTCCAACTTGTTTGAGTGATAGTTAAATTGTTGGTTGTATGTTTCCCAATTTCTACGAGAAGTGTGTAATCTACCAAATCTATCATAGTAGGAAGTTCCACGGATATTACCTTGGGACTGAAGTCGTTGCGAGTCTACGGTTTGTAAACGATTCTTACCCACGCGTCTTACAATGACTTGGGTAGCGAATAGCTTTTGTAGTCTTCCAAATAGTGAATTATCTGCCATAATGTTTTCTCAACTTAAAGAATGTATCTTTACAAGCTATAAATATACAAAAAATAAACTATACTACCAAATTAAAGTATCCAAGTCATATCCACATCATTTCCACGGCCATCTTTGATTACCCACGGATTGTGTTGGCCCATTCTTGCGTTGTAAACACCACCTTGAGTTCTACCAATATGTGTTAGTGTGGTTCTACTTAAATCAATACCCTGTTGTCTTAATTTTAATGCGGTGTCTCTTACCCAAAGACCTGTGGAGAATGACATTACCAAGTCATCGTTGTACCCTTGTTGTGCTTCTGCTTTGGAACCATTCCAAATGAATACAAATAACTCATCAATCAATCTCTTTGAGTGGATAATTGGAGCTTTCTCTCTCATATAAGTGTCAAGTTTAGAAATCACCAAGGGTCGTGTTCTTGATGACATAGTAAAGCCAGGAACCATATCTTCTTTACGTTTTAGGTCCCAACCCTTACGAAGGTGAACATCATCATCTACATAACCCAACTCACGATATGAGTAATATAAGTTTGTGTAGTTTCGGTCAATCACTTCTTGGATTACAGCCCAACCAATGTTTGCGTTTTCCACCACCAACATTGCGTTGTTCCATTCGGCAGCAACCGATGTAAGGAACGCTCCATATTGTTTGGTTTCAATCTTACCTTTGTATTCTGCAACTTGTTCTACCGTCTCAATATCAATAACGTGAAACGCTGAATAGTCGGATGAATCACCACGAGCCACATCGGCAACCACAACATAGTCACGAGAATAGTTTGGGTATTCCCATAACCAATAGTTACCATCAAATCCTCGTTTTTCGATTGGGTCTTTAATGTATGTTTCCGTATACCAAGTTAGGATAGATGAGTCTACTACCGTATAACCCGAACTGATAAAGTCACAATCACATTCTTGAGCTGCACCTTTCTCACCAAGGAGTTTTGTTTGGTCATCTCTCCATTTTTGGTTTCGTTCAGGGTGTACGGTCCAGTGCAATTTGATTGGGTTCCAGCTATCACCATTCTCACCCTTTAACCAAATTTTGTGGAACCAATTACCAACACCATTTGGAGTTGATAAGACAATAGCTTTACCGCCGGTTGAAAGTGTTGATTGAGCTGATGTCCAAATGTCTTCTACATTGTTAATGAACGCAGCCTCATCCATAATCAACATAGATAGTGCTTCAGAACGACCAGCGTCACCTGCGGCAGAGGTCGCTTTGATTTGAGAACCGTTTCTCAATCGTAGAGATAGTTTGTTATCTTCTTCGGTTTGACCTTTTAACCAACTCGGTAGGTTTTCGTGCATAAAACGAACCTTTGTTACAAGGTTCTTTGCTACCTCTTGTTTGGTTGCAATTACAAGGATATTCTTATCTTCGTGAAACAACATCAACCAGAGTGAATATCCGGCTGAA